AGGGCAATCAATGAGTGAAAAAAAAGAAAGAGGATTTAGAGTCAATTTCTCAGGAACTCATCATGTTCTCGTCATGGCGGAGAGTAATGAAGAAGCAATTCAAAAGCTGCATAAGTTTTATGAAAAAAATAGTGAAGCTTTGGGTGTTGGTTATTATGAGATAAACAAAGGCCCCACTGACAGATATGAAGATAGTAAGGATGTCAGAATTATAATCCCCAAAGAATATTAAGGATCGTGATTCGTTTACTTTTTTTTATTTTATTGCTACCTGGTTGCAATGCTTTTGAGCCGGTTAAACGATCCGGTTGGGCGTATAAAGGCCATGAGTACGTCAACTGTCCTGATCGTAAGATGATCAAAATGTGCGAGAAGGCGGGGCCTTATATGATTTGCGAATGCGCGATGAGGTAGGGAAGGGGCCGGTGTCTGGGAGTGACACGCGACCCCACTGGGGTCAAAGATAAGGTATCACAAGACCTTCTTTGGTGTCACGTTGAAATCATCCCCAGCAAGAAACTGAGTCTGTTCTTTCAACGCATCGGGATGATGCGGTTCACTGGTCATCGTCATGCCCATCAATTGAAGTGTCGGGGGGTTGTGTTTCATGCCCTCTTCGATTTTTTTCATCAACGGATGTTCACGGACCTGGTTCAGCGACAACGACTGATAGACCACGGTCGAGGGCTTGTGCGTAGCCAGGTTTTGATAAGTAACCGCCATTGTAAACTTTCTAACCATCCGTAAGCTCCTTGATGTTCTGGTTGATAATCTGACGTTTTTTTTGTTCCAGCAACTCTTCTGGAGTCACCATACCTTTCTCCAAACGTTTCAAATCAAGTTCAGTAATCTTGATAGGTTCGATATCGAACGGTTCAAAACGGCTGTTATTAATCTTGTGTAACGTGTCAACAATCAACTGACGGTCATACTTCATGCCTTCCATATGATCTTTCCACTCTCCGAGTGTGTCCGGCCAATCATCATGTGGTCCGGGGACTTCGTCGATCAACTGCTTGACCGTATCCAAGCAACCCCAAATGACACTGAACTCATCTTCATCAAGATGGATTTCTTTATCGTTCTCACCACCCATGACCAGCGTGGCATACGCATCATATTGTTTTGGTGTTTTATCATTCCACTTCATTGATCTTCTCCTTAATTTTTCTCGCCCAGTTTTTGTCGTCACCGACTTCAATTACTTCCGCTTGCGTCAACCTAAAACCATTTGCTCCTTTTTCGTCAATACGGTTTTTTGGTACTTCATGGAGCCGCACAAACTTCGGCACATGAGGAATGTACCCGCCTTCCTCCTGCGGCACCGACTTTGTTTCGTTGTACAGCGCGTCCCATAAATCACCACGATCCACTGTGATAGCCGCGACCAACAACCCATCGGTAAAATCCTTGTTCCAACCTTTCTCTAACTTGTAGACAAATTCTAAAAACGCGATGCACGGGTCATCAGGCCAATCCATTTCTTTCAAATAGTGGTCCAAGATGTCCACGTGCTCTGCCGATGGCAATGCAAATAAATAAGCTTTGTAGCTCATTTTTCTTCTCCTTTTTGTTTTTCAAACGCCCTGCGTTGCAGAAAAGCTGTCAACGCCTGTTTGTGTTTACCACTTCCGAACCAAACCAATCCCTCCATCAACCGATGAAGCACCCTTTGAAACGTCAACTTACCCGACCCACCGCTCTGTGTAGTGCGAATTGATTTTTCTCTGACTTGTCTCACGGTGTAATTCAAATCTGCAAAGGCCGCCCAATCCGTTTCGACAGCCATTACATACAGACTGTTACCCTTGGGCTTTGCTTTCAGTGCAATCTTGGGTGTCATAAAGACACCAACAAGAAACTCCAGATCGTCAATCGTGTACGACCCATACTTTGAGTAGTCTTTTTGCTCGACTACCTGTACATCGGGGTCTATGACTTGCGGCTCCGGCTCTGCTTTGACGACCTCTTTGTTGATGACCACGACATTGCTTCGCGGCCGTTGGTCCATTGTACGGGCTTCAACTTGCTTCAAAGCCCGCTCGATCTTTTTTTCCGTGGACGCGCCGACCTCCTCGGGTTCTATCTCCCGTTGTGTGGCTTCCAGTTCAATTGGATCATGGTTAGTAAACTCTACTCTGCGACTCGATATCTCTACGATACGTTTCTCTTCGAATAACAATGCATTCTCGTGATGTCGCCACTCTTTCGGGTTACACAACTCCGACATTTCTACCATGACCCCGGATCTGTCCATGAGATTACCCATCAAAACCTGGTCAATAAGGTAGCCGTTCAACTCTCGACGTTCGTGATCTACCACTTCAAACAACTGATCTTTCATAACGCTTGCACCGTTAGGTAGGGGTTGCTTTTTTAATCTTCGAACAACCCGCTCAAAGATCATTCCTTTTCTTACGTTATCTGCTTTCATTCACTTCTCCTCTGAAAATCCCCGCCTTTCGGCCACGACGGACGGGGACACGTCGCTTCTAAGGCAGGAGTATTTGCCTTGGCCTATTCGGATGACTCGTCTATTTCTCCTAATCCAACAATTCAATCGCCCACTCTGCGAGTGAGACAAGACCAACTCCACAACCTGATAAGAACCCGATATCGAACGCCTCAAACTTGTCAGGATCTTTTTGTAAGTATTCTGCTCCTATCATAAAACTCCGATTCAGATCTTTTGCATCCCCACAAAAAGTGTCTCCTCGACCCTCTTTGTGAAAGGCTTCCCAAAGAGTTTCATCCCAGCTATCCGCTTCGGTCAGGTAATCAGCGACTCGTTGTATTTTTTCTACGCCTGTTTCCGTAATGGTGATCATTGCTTCTCCTTTTTTAAAATTGCATTGATGTTTTCGAGTGTTTTGTTCTTTTCTTTGAGATCTTCGATTATCAGCCAGACCGTTTTGAGGATCGTGTCGATGTCTTTCTCTGCCGCTTTGGCGCGGGTCACAATTTCTTCTAACTGTTCCTCTGACAGGGTGAGTTCTAATTTGATCATATTCGTACCTTGTAACAGCCGCCAACAACATCGTCCGATGTAGGGCGGGGGTTGTCATACGGTTCAATGCCCTTGGGCCACATATAAGTTTCGCCATGATTGATGACTTCTTCTGCGTCAAAACCATATCGATGCGACAACTCAATCATCTTGTTTTCTGGAATGTTTTCTAAATAATCGTCTTGATGACCGGGAGAGTCAGAAAACCAGATTGTGTAAGCGGTGCTTTGAGCTTCGACCTTCTTTCGGTGATCTCGGACCTTTTTCTTGAGACGGTCATCCGTCTTACGGGGCAGGGGTTCAAACCAACTAAGTATCTTTTTTATTAACCAGAACATTCTTCGACCTCATCTAAGTTTGCGTAGTACTCGTCGAGAGAATCCTCATTGAGTGTGTCGTAAATGTACCGGGGACAATCCGTCCAGCCCTTGTTAACTGTCCAGCCCATTTCGAGCAGGATTTCTTTCTTCTCGTCGCAATCGACGCGGACCTTGAATCTTGATTCCATCTATACTCCTTTACGTTTTTTTGATGGGAACATGGGAGAGTATGATACATCTTATACGGGTGCAAGTGGAAAAATAAAAAAAATTAGTACTTGACTTTTTAAAAAAAGTATGCGATAATTCCCATACGCTAATTTCGCCGGGGTTGCGCCCGGTAGTTCTTTAACATTCTAAAAGGAGGCAGTTATGCAAATAACTGAAACTCAAGTCCTACGTGCGTTAGGCAAAAACCAAGACAAAGCAGATACGGAGTGGTCCGAAATCTACGATGACGGCATCACCCTCTGTTTACGGAAGCCTTACGTGTTTGCAGACGGTTGGTCTTCTAGCCATTTCCCGGCCGATGAAGCACCATTGAAAACCATTCAAGAATGGTCGAAAGGGATTCGAGCCGTAGATCCAGCAGATTGGAGGTCTTGATGAAATTTTATCAAACCGACGGTGCGAGGATTTGCAAAAGCTTCAAGGATGACTGCGTGATTCGGTCGATTAGCGCAGTTCTTCGAGTGGATTACTGCGAGGTCTTTGATGACCTGATGCACTTGGGCCTCGAAATGGGTGCGTATCCAAACCACGATATAGTTTGGATCACGTACCTTGAGTCAAAGGGGTTGGTGAAACACAAGCCGCCCCGGGACTCGCGAGGCAAAATGATCCGTTTGCAGGATTGGGACTTTAAAGGGAGGGCCGTCGTCAGGAACTCTCGACATTTGACCGCCGTAGACGGCGGGACAGTGATCGATTCTTGGGACTGTCGTTACCGCCCGGTGAACTCTTATTGGGTTCACCCGTAATGGAAAGGGGCTTCGGCCCCTTTTTTACGCTTTCAGTATAGTACTTTTCTGGGAAAAAATATTTTTTTGTAAAAAGTTTTTTTTCAAAATGGTGTTACTTGTGTGACTTGTGTTACTTTGCCTTGTGCAATGGGCCTCTCAGCGGTAACACCACGGTAACACCACGGTTTCGGGGTGTTACTCTGCAAAAAGTCCAAAAAAGCATATAGGGGCTAAAAAAAATAAAAAAATTATTTTTTGTTTTGTTCTGAAAAGTTGCTTTGATAAAACGGGTTATTTAGACTTCGGGTATGGCAGAAACTTTGAAGACAGAAACCCGGGGTCGCCCGGGTATCAACGAGAATACGCGCCTCACCGGGAAGCAGATTAAATTTGTAGAGCTTGTCGCTACTAAGGGCGATATGGAGACCCTGCAAAACCTAGCGATAGAGGCGGGGTTTGCGAAAAGCGGGGCGCATACCCGGGCTTACGAAATGCTTTCGCCGAAAAAATCACCTCACATTGTACGAGCTTTGAAAGAACGTCGTGCGGAACTCAACGAAAAGTACGGGGTGACGTTAGGCCAACACTTAGCCGACCTCGGACGCATTCGCGACCGTTCACTTTCGGAGAATAATTTTGGGGCA